CTGACACAGATTCAATTTATCTTAATCTTGGACCTCTTGTTGATAAATTTTTTGCTAATAAGTCTGGCGACAAAGCAGCAGTTGTTTCCTTACTTAACAAGATCTGCGAAGAGAAGTTTGAACCATACATCGATAAGTGCTATCAAAATCTGGCGACGTATGTTTCGGCATACGACCAGAAAATGCAAATGAAACGTGAGAATATTGCTGATCGTGGTATCTGGACTGCGAAGAAGCGATACATTCTTAACGTGTGGGATAGTGAGGGTGTTCGTTATGAAGAACCTAAACTGAAGGTTATGGGTATCGAGTCTGTCAAGTCATCCACTCCTGCACCATGTCGTAACATGCTGAAAGATGCATTCAAAATCTTGATGACTGGCACTGAAGATGAGATGATTAAGTATATTGATGATAGTCGTGAGCAATTTAAGAAACTTCCTCCTGAGGATGTATCTTTTCCACGATCTGCATCTGATGTTTTGAAATATAAATCTCATTCACAAATTTATATTAAAGGAACTCCTATTCATGTTCGGGGAGCACTGCTGTTCAATCACTATATCCTGAAAAACAAACTTGACATTAAATATTCTCTCATTCAAAACGGAGAGAAAATCAAGTTCTGTTATTTGAAAAAACCAAATGTGATTCATGAAAATGTCATCTCATTTATTCAAGACTTTCCGAAGGAATTAAATCTTGACAAGTATGTTGACTATGACCTACAATTTGAGAAAGCGTTCCTTGAACCACTCAAAACAATCCTTGACGCTATTGGATGGAGCGTCGAAAAAACTGTAAACTTAGAACTTTTCTTCGGATAATGGAACTGCCTATCAACGATAAGGAACTTGCTATCATCGTCAGCGCATTGCGACTGGGTGGTGATGCAGCTCTCTATCAAAAACTGACTAGAATTAAAGAGATTCGTGACGCCAACCCTGGTGGCCCTTACAAGAAAATTGCCCGTGAAGAATTTGGATTTGTAATTTAATGGATTTTTTAAAAGAGATTGTAAAAGAAATTGGTGATGATTACACCAAACTAGCAGCAGACATCGATGACACAGAACAATACGTTGATACGGGTTCTTTCATTTTTAACGGACTTGTTTCAGGGTCTATATTTGGTGGTGTATCTGGGAATAAGATTACTGCCATTGCTGGTGAGTCTAGCACTGGA